GTTGTGCTAGTGTTTTGCTCAATAACTGGAGGTAAGGTAAATTCAATTTGTTCTATACGCCAGTCGGTTGCTCCGTAACGAGACAGGGTTAGTGGCTCGTAATTTTCATTTACCAAATAGACCACATCATTTACCTGTGCCCTCATTGGGTAATCTAGGTAAGAAGTGAACTGGCTCATTGGCAACGGGATTTCGTAGATAAACGTACCCGTTATTTCTGTTTCTGTCAAAGCGTGCCAGTTGCCTGCGGTAAATGTGCCAGCAGAATCGCCACCTCCGAGCGTGTCAAATGCGTACACAACTCCACCATTGCTAACCAGTTCGCCATACCTGTATGTCGTACTTGCCTGCCAAGCCGATACGTCGCCTATGTCAACCGTAACCTGAGTGTTTCCAATTGTGCTTTGAGAGCTATCAAAGAAACGCATGTACGTCCCGTCAGTCTCAATAATGTAGTTTACCGATTGACTAAACTTAAATGGCAACAATATGCTACCGCTAGTCTTAGCCTCGGCTGCATACTCAAATCCCCACATGCGTTCAGCGGGGCCATACTTAAGCGGAATAAACCCAGTGCAGGTTCTAAGAGCAGAATTGTAGTCCTCAAGATCGGTACGCCCGTCAAGAAGCGGGGACCACAATCCACCATTAAATCGGTTAATCCTAGTCCACAAACTCATGCGTCTTCTCCGCCGTAATGGATTGAATCCCAAACAGAAGAAGCATACATGTTGTCAACCGGCCTGCGGCGTTGCAGACTGTCCGTAAATTTGGCTTCCTCTACCTTTCTTTCATACAACGAAAACAATCCTTGAGACAAACCTTTATCATCCGTTATTGCCATGCAGCATGAAGCGGCTAAATGCAAAGCTATAGACTCAACCAACAAAGCATCAAATACAGATGTGTCTTCTTCGTCTTTAATGTACGTAACCTTTAAAGGAGCAGCCAAGTCCGTGTGTATGTACTGGCCCTTCAGTTCGTACTCTTTGTAGTGCAAGTCGTCGAGGTCAGTGTTGCCAATGTTAACAAGCCTTAACGATTCTTGAGGAACTAAAAATCTTTTGCCCCACGTGTGCTCAGGAGCTGTTGCATCTACGGAGAGGCTTACATCTTTCTTTGCGCATCCCCAGGTGTGCGACCTTAGCACTTCTTTTCTGCTAAAGTCATACCGAAAGCTAAGAAGCTCGGCTGTTGGACTAGTGTCGGTAAAAGGATCGGCGTACCTTCTTTCCCCTAAATGGGTTGCCGCTAAATTTACTATATCAGTTTTTGTTACTGCCATGCTTCTTATATGTTAAACCCCTAAGCCCACCCCCCGAGAGGGGTGAGCCAAGGAGACTAGGAAGAACCTAGAATTCAAAGAGCCTATGGGCTCTGATCGCAGAGTACCTCTACTACGCCTTCTTCTTGAATGCGAGTAGCGCCAATGTCCTGCTCACACCAAACTTGGTACGAGTAGTTCTTGGTGGGCAATTGCTCAACGCGAGCGTCGAAAGCAGAGGTGATACCAGCAACAAGAGCGCTGCGAGTATAGGCAATCGTGCTTGCGATGTCGCCAGCGGAAACGCTAACCAACTGAGTTGGGCAAAACTCGAATCCCATGAAGTAACTAACTTCACCGTTTACGAGAGCCTTAACAGCGGCAAAGTCAGAATCGCTAACCTTATCTACGTTGTTGAGCAAGTCATCCAACTGCTCTTGGCGGTGGACGAAGTATTTCTGCTCACCCATTGGAACTTCATTTTTACCAAGAATAGACTTGGCTTCAATGAGCTTGGCAAGGGTCAATCCCTCAGTGGCTCCACTCAGGTTGACAACAACCTGTTGAGAAGCAGGAAGGGCAACCGAAGATTCGGAGGTCGATCCTGCTAGCTTAGCAGTGGCAGTTCCCGTAGCAGCAGCGATAACCGTGGAGTCATAAGAACGTCCAAAGAAAGCAGACGCGATTTCGACGTATGGCCCGAGGAAATCGGCAACGCTACGATTGCGGTCAGGCATATCAATAAGATCTGCCCAACGAGTTGGGGTTGCAGTGAGTTTGCGAGTTTCGTGTACCGTATCAATGTACGCAGTATCAGAGCCGCGAGTGTAAGAGGTGCTGCTTGTAATTGCTCCAACCTGGGGCAAAAACATAGCTTCTCCACCAACCATGCTACGCTCAGCGAGCTTACCCTTTAGACGAGAAGCTCCCTGCTGGTATTGAATATGTACGTCCGAAGCAAACTTCTGTGAGAATGCATTAGGATATTGTGAGGACATATTGTAATATAATTAGTTGTTATAGTTCAGGTTTATTTCCTGTTCCCAGTCAACACTGGCAGGGGCATCCGACACAGGGCATAAGCTTGTCTGATTGGAATGCTGCATATTATACACTATTTTATTTAAAATGTCAAGTAAAATTTTAAATAATTACCCAAGGGCTAGTGCTGCCTTCTCTTCAAAAAGCTTTAAAACCTTTTGGTGAGCGGCACGATCTCCGTCTCGGTAAGCAGTGTAATAAGGATTTGACGGGTTGTTTTGAATGTCGTGAATCTGCTCGTCAATGCTTTGAGCTGACGTTATGCTAGTGTTCTCAACACCCCTAATCTTAGACCCCATCAGCGTATCGTACTGAGACGCCAAACGAGAAGCAAATCCAGGCATAGTCCAGAAGTCGGCAACATCCAATCCTAAATGCTTTGCAACTACCTGAGCCTTGTCCAAAGCTTGCTGATAGCTTTCGCCACCTCTTGGACCAAAGTCTGCTTCCAATGCTTGAACCGCCTGCTCTACGCTTTGATTAGACTGCTCTTGCTGATTGCTGGCATTGTCTTCAAGAGCTTTAGCAATTTGCCCATAAAGCTTAGATGCCTGACGCTGCGAAAGCCCAGCATCATGGAAGATAGCATCAGTTGCAGCTTTAGCTTCTGGATCTATCCCCTCTGGAGCCTGATAGCCTTCAGGGGACTCCGGTCTTCCCAAAGCCTTATAAGCCTGATCCCATACCTCATCACCATCGTTGTCTGTAGGAATGGGCATCTTTTCCTTGGAAAGCATACGCTCCAAGTTTAGGTAGGACTTAGCTAGGCTGCTTACCGAATTGAATTTATCGCCAAGGGCTTTATACTTATCAACATTTTCGCCTTCTTCTAAAGGCAACCTGTCAAATATGTTTTCCTTAAACGACAAGTCATCGCCAATAAACTCCTTTAAGTTTGTCGTTGCAACAGGTTCTGCAGGGGCGGCGGGTGCCGCCTCAACTTGCTCAGTTGCTGGTGCTTCTGTCGGTTCTGCAGCTAGTGGATTTACTGTTTCTTCGCTCACAGCACACCTCCGCCATTTTCGTACCCAACCTCATACTCATGCCTGATTATGCCCTCGTAACCATGCTCATCGGCACAGTAACCAAGCCTTTGCCTAGCATCTTCGAAACCTCTTCTTTGGGCATCTACGCACTGTCTAGTCAGAGATGGACCACTGCGTTTCTCTCGATCATCAAGAATAGTGTACCTATGCTTGTACCTAATCTTGTAATCTTCGGGATAATTATAGTTTAGCCAAGTAATGAATTCTGGATTCTTATCTCCATATGCGGTATATAAACCAGGTGCATCGGGATAAGCCTCCTCAATGGGCATGGCTAGTCTTTCTTTAAGCGTCGGACCCTCGGGTTTAGACGCAGTTTTAGTAGCCACCTTTTTAGTGGCTTTCTTTGCTGTTTTCTTTGTAGGCATTATACTTCGTTGATTATCCGAAATGGACCATCCACTTCAGGTCTTTGAAAGTTTTCAAGCCCCCGCATGTACTCAATGTAATTGACGATTCGACTTAGCAAGTGGTAGCTTCTAAGCTCGTCATTGGTTACATTTGGGTCTACGCCAAACTGATTCATCCTACAAACATCTTTAAGATGTTCCAGAACAGTTTCGCCATAATCGTTATTAAAACATTCTTGGTATGCTTTAACTAAGTCCTTTTCTCCTTTTTCCATAAATTAAAGACCAGCACCGCCCATTTGGGACACGGCTTGCCCAGCCATTTGCAATTGCTGCAACTGCTGAGTAAGCATTGCGATTTGCTCATCGCGTTGCTTAAGCTGATCTATCGTAGCATCATCATTAACAATCTCGGAAGGCACCGTAGAGTTAATGGCAATTTCTTTCAAGCCACGCTCCCAATCAAGGGATCTTGCACCGGCACCAGGTACAAACGCTTCCACGACCTGTGCGGCTTGTGCCACTCTAACCAAGCCTTGTGTGCGTTGTGCCTTAACTGCTAGGGCGATACGGCTATTGTATACTACGCTAAAATTGCTAATGTCTTCAAGTCCTGCTTCCTCAAGCAAATCATCAAAGTCCCCAACCAAAGACATTTGGATAAACACGTTCTCAATAACTTGATTGAGGCACTCGTCCACAATGTTTTGAAAGATTGGGGTAAAAAGTTTAAGCTGCTCTTCTGCCTGCATCTGAACCTCAAATGCTGTCTTCTCAGTAGTGGCAATGTCCTGCTGAGTAAAGAACTTAAACATCTCGTTAAAGAACGCAGAGCGAACCTGGCCTTCAAGCCTGCGGACAAACCAGTCAACACTTTGGATGTTGAACGGGACAATGTATGGCTGAGGTACCCCATTAGGAATGTGGGGATCAAACATAATTT